ATGGACATGACGGCGCGGCCGGAAACAGCCGTTGAGCGCAGCGTGATGCGCGGTATCGAGACACGGTATGCCCGCCAGGCAGCGGCAGAGCGCAAGGAAGCGCGCCAGGCGCACGCGGCGGCCCACCAGCCGGCGCCTTCACGCACGACGTGGGACAGCAAGCCGCGGCCGGGCGACAGGCCCGCCCAGCTCGGCGAGCGCGAACGCCAGCGCGTCGAGCACCTGGTCCTCGGCCGGGAGCGACCCACACCCAAGAGCGTCGGCAAGGGCAGGGCCAAGCGCAAGATCCCGATCACGCTGAAGGACGAGGGCGTCGACCAGGCGTTGCAGCTGCGCGAAGCATACGGCCACAAGCGCGCCACGCCCGAGACCCTCCACCACTTCCACGCCCAGCCCGAAGGTGCCCTGCGGCGCCTGTTCTCGTCCGGCGGCATCGACCAGGACCAGCTGAACAGCGCCGAAGCGATCGCCACCATCGCCGAGGTGATCGCCCGCGACGTCGACGTCCGGACCGCCAGCCTGGAAGCACGGGTCGACGTGACGCGCATGGGCGACGGCACGTTCTTCGAAAAGCTGGCCCGGGTGCGTGCCGAGGTCGCCTATGGCTATTGGCGCGACCAAGTCGTCCGCTTGGGCCCGATCGGCGCGGTGCTGGACATGGTGGTCGGCGAAACAATCGGCTTTACCGTGGTGGCGGCGCGCTACCGCATGGGCAAGCCACGGACGCGCAAGCTGTTGCTGGACGCGCTGGACCTCTGGCCGGCCGCGCTGGCCCGGGCGCGCGGTGAGATCAGCAGCGCCGATCTGGCGGCCGCACATGCCGGCATCCTGTAGGGGTGACGGTTTGACACCTCCCGAAACGGGCACGAACGCGGCAAGTACGACCCCGCGCTAACTGCGCCCTGAGCCCGCCGGCCTCCGCCAGGCGGGCTTTTTCGTGCCCGTTCCCCCGACGAGGCACGACCCCCCATCCGGAGACCGCCATGCAGCAGCAGCTCGCCCCGGCTCCGGCGTCCCGCGCCGTCGCAGCATCCCCCCCGATCGCGGCGGCGCGGCCAGATACCAAGGCGCTGCGCCTCCTGGCGCTGGGCGCACCCGACCAGATGGTGATGATCCGCCGGCACGAGCTGGCGGCCCTGTTGGAGCTGGCCGGGCCAGGCGAGGAGGCCGACGACGCCTCCTCGCCATTCCGTTTCGATCCCGCCCGGGATCGTCCAGTCCATCCGCCGATCTGGATCGCTCCGGACGGCAGCAAGGCAGCATGGTGACGATGCGACAGGTGAGCCTGACCGACCTCGAGCGGATCGCCAAGGCGACGCCCGAAGACGCGAAGCAGCTGGTCACCGGCCGCTGGCTCCAGGTCGTCGCGGCCGAGCTGCGCCACTGGCGCGGGTCGGGTGAGCCCGGCCCCAACGCCGCCATCCTCGACATCCCTCCGGAGGCAGCACTGTGACAAAGCCTTACACGCCCAAGCCGCCCCGCACGCTGGCCCAGGCTACGACCAAGGTGCAGCGCATCGCCCAGCTCGATACCGAGCTGGCGCTGATCGAGGCGACCAGGAGCAAGCAGCACGCTGACACCGACAAGGTGGCGGACGACCTGGCGCTGCCCCTCCTGGAAGAGCGCCGGCGCCTGGCGGCCGACGTGGAACCGTGGTGGGTCGGCAGCGGCGCGGCCGAGCTGACCCAGGGCAAGCGCAGGAGCGTGCTGCTGGCCGGCTGCACCATCGGGACCAAGGCTGCCCGGGCCAAGGTGGAGCATGATTTCACCGACGACGACGCGGCCGTCGAGGCGATCATGGGCAAGTTCTGGGCCCGCAAATCGCTGCTCAAGGTCACCCACCGCCTGGACCGCACGGCTATCATGGCGGCGCTGGACAGTCGGCGCGCCGGCGAACTGGGCGAGCTGGGCTTCCGCCGGTCGGCTCCTGCCGACGTGTTCTTCGTCGCCTTGGCCGAGCAGCCGGGCACCGTCACCAGCGCCGCGGGCTGATGTGGCACGACGCGCTGCGCGCCCTGCGTGACGGCGCTATGGCCGCGTGCCTGGTGGCACTCGCCTGCGAGCTAATGCGCCTCGCCATCTCGGGCAGCTGATGCCTTGGCAGCCGCCTTCGTTCGGGTCGCGACCTACCAAGCCAAAGCCTTGGGCCCGTCGAGAAGGCGCGCCCGATACCCGCAAGCGTGGTCGCGCCGGACAGCGTGACCGCGCGCAGGTCCTCGCCGAGGAGCCGCTGTGCCGAGCCTGCCTCGACAAGGGGCTGACCGCAGCCAGCACCAAGGTGGACCATGTCGTGCCGCTCAGCGAGGGCGGCAGCGACGAGCGGTCGAACAAGCAGGGCCTCTGCGACCCGTGCCACGACGCCAAGTCGGCGGCCGAGCGGGCCGCGGCACGGCGGCGGCCGACCGCCGACCACCCCTGACCGGCCCCACCCCCCGGGGGGTGGGTCGATCTCTGGGGTCGGACCGGCCGGACACCGATGGTCCCCCAATTTTTCGCGCGGGCGAAATCAAACCTAAAAAGTTCGGGGAGAACCGGGCATGACGAGCGGCGGATCGCGCTCCGGCTCGGGGCGCAGACGGAAGGACCCGGCGCTCGGATTGACCGCGGCCGAGCGGGCCCAGCTGCCGGTACCGGCCGGCGCGGCCGTCATGGTCCCGCCGCTCCACCTTTCGACGCTCGGGCAACTGCTGTTTCGCGAGATCGCCGATCAGCTCCACGCCCTCGGCCGAGCCGACACGCAGTTCACGCAGCACGTCGCGCTGCTCGCCCAGCGGTTCGAACAGATCCAGCGTTGGCAGGCCGTGCTGGAGACGCTGGGCGACACCTGCACCAGCCGGTCCAGCAAGAAGGTCGACGGCGAGACAATCATCTTCGAGATGGTCCGCGCCCGCCCCGAGGTTGCCATGCTGTCCGACGCGATGCGGCACGCGCAGTCGCTGCTGGGCGAGCTCATGCTCAACCCTTCGGCCGCGATGAAGGTCGCCACCGGCAAGAAGGACGCGCCGGGCGACTTCGACGACTTCTGAGGCGGCCGCGGTGATCCAGGAGCGGGACTATCCCGCGATCGCGCGCCAGTACGCGGCCGACGTCGTGTCCGGCCGCATCCCGGCGGGCAAACAGATCCGGCTGCAATGCGAGCGGTTCATCGGCGAGCTGGTCCGCAGCGCGTCCGACGACTTCCCGTTCCGGTTCGATGAGGCGAAGGCGGCCCGGCCGTGCCGCTTCATCGAGAAGCTGCCGCACACCAAGGGACCATGGGCCCGGGCGAAGAAGCGCCTGGTGCTCGAGCCCTGGCAGATCTGGAACATCGCCTGCGTCTTCGGCTGGGTTCACAAGGCCGGCGCGCAGGCAGGCACCCGGCGGTTCCGGCGCTGGCTCCTGGTCGTCCCGCGCAAGAACGGCAAGTCGGCGATCGCGTCCGGCCTGGCGCTGTTCATGCTCTGCGCCGATGGCGAGCATGGTGCCGAGGTCTATTCCGGCGCCACCAACGAGAAACAGGCGTGGGAGGTTTTCCGGCCGGCGCGCCTGATGGTGCAGAAGCTGCCGGCGCTGAAGGCCAAGTTCGGGATCGAGGTCCTGGCGAAGCAGCTCCACCTGCCCGACGACGGGTCGCGGATGGAGACGATCATCGGCGACCCCGGCGACGGGCAGTCGCCGAGCTGCTCGATCCACGACGAGTATCACGAGCACACGGACGATGCCCAGGTCGACACCATGATCACGGGCATGGGCGCCCGCGACCAGCCGCTCCAGCTGCTGATCACGACCGCCGGCGAGAACCTGGCCGGCCCGTGCTATGCGATGATCCTGGAGCAGCGCGAGCGGCTCGCCGGCATCGGCCATGGTGGCGGCCCGCCGATCGAAGACGACACGTTCTTCGCCGAATATTCGATCGATGAAGACGACGACTGGAAGTCGGAAGCGGCGCTTCGCAAGGCCAATCCCAACATCGGGATCTCGGTCGGGCTCGAATATCTGCTCGCCCGCCAGCGCGACGCGATCACCACGCCCCGCAAGCGCGGGATCTTCAAGACCAAGCACCTCAACCTCTGGGTCGCGGCGAAGGCGGCCTATTTCGACATCGAGGCGTGGCGCCGGTGCGCTGACGACACCATCCCGGTGCTGTTCGCCGAGGCTGCGCAGTTGGAGCGCTTCGCCGGCCGGCGCTGCATCCTGAGCCTGGACCTCGCGTCCAAGGTCGACATCGCCGCGATCGAGTATCTCTTCCCGCCGATCGGCGACCGGCCGACCAAGGCCGACCCCTACGTCCGGCTCGGCCGGTACTTCCTGCCCGGCAAGGCCGTGGAGGACGTGAGCGCCTACCAGGGGTGGGACGCGCAGGGCCTGCTCGACGTGAGCGAGGGCAATATCACCGACTTCGAAGAGATCGAGATCGCGATCACCGAGGCGCGCGACCTCTTCGACGTCGAGACGATCGCCTACGACCCGGCGCAGGCCACCATGCTGATCAACCGGCTGACCAAGATCGGCGCGCCGGTTGTCGAGGTCCGGCCCAACGTCCTCAACTTCTCCGATCCCATGAAGCAGCTCGACGCCTTCACCAAGGCCGAGCTGATCCGGCACGCCGGGTGTCCGGTTATGGAATGGGAGATCGCCAACGTGGTCGCCCAGAAGGACGCCAAAGACAACGTCTACCCTCGCAAGCCGCGCGAGGAGGCGAAGATCGACAACCCGGTCGCGCTGATCGCCGCCTTCGCGATCGCGCTGGCGGGCGAGGCGGCCGGCTTCGAATATACGGGGATGTAGCCCATGGGTATCCGCACCAGCTTCCGCCGTTGGCTGATGGCCGACGGCGGAAGCGACGCGCCCGCGGCCGTCGCGCCCGGGTCAGGCCAGCTCCAGGACCATGGCAGCTTCACCGTCACCAGCCTGATGGGCGGCAGCGGCGGCTCCGGCCTGCCCATGACCGAATCTCGCGTCATGTCGCTGCCTGGCGTGCTGCGGGCGCTGGAGGTCCTGACGGGCCTCTTCGCCATGACGCCGATGGTCTATTATCGCCGGACCTCGACGGGCAAGGTGAGGGCCGAGAACAGCCCGCTCTACGCGATCTTCCACGATCGCCCCAACCAGACGCAATCGGCCTTTCTGTTCAAGGAGGTGCTGCTCGGCGACATGCTGCTGTCGGGTGCCTTCGGCGCCTATGTTCACCGTGACGACGCTTATCGGCCTGCGGCCCTGTCGCGCCTGGCGCCGCCCATCGGCGTGCTGCAATCCTGGGACGAGCGCGATGGCGCCGAGCTCTTCTACGACGTTCGCCTGCCCAATGGTCGCCAGCGCCGGCTGTCGCGCACCGACTGCTGGCACGTGCCGGGCTTCAGCCGCGACGGCTTGGTCGGCCTGCGGCGGCTCCAGCTGCTCGCCGATACCTTCGACAGCGCGATCTCGGCCAACGAGTTCGCGACGCGGTTCTGGGAGAACAACGCGCAACCGACCACGGTGCTGACCACCAAGGGCCGCATCGAGAAGCCCGCCAAAGAGTCGATCAAGTCGGACTGGCAGGCCCTTTTCGGAGGTTCGCGCCGCGCCGGCGGCGTGGCGGTCCTGGACCAGGAGCTGACGCCCAGCTTCCACGCGCACGACAACAAGGCGTCGCAGCATATCGAGACCCGCCAGTTCGGCGTGGTGGAGGTGGCGCGCGCCTTCGGCGTACCGCCGCACGTCCTTTTCGAGCTGAGCCGCGCGACCTTCTCCAACATCGAGCAGCAGAGCCTGGAGCTGATCCTGTTCTCGATGATGGCCCACTATGAGCGGGTCGCGGGAGCCGCCACGCATTTCTTCGCCGAGCCCGGCCACTTCTTCGAGTTCATGCCCGACGCGCTGCTCAAGGGCGATCTGAAGAGCCGCTACGAGGCGTACAAGATGGGCATCGAGGCCGGCATCCTCAGCCCCAACGAGGCGCGCCGCAAAGACAACATGAACGATCGCGAGGGCGGCGACGAGTACCGCGTCGGCTCCGGGTCGCAGATCGAGGGCCAGCAGCCCGCGCCGGCGCCGGACGCGCCGCCAGCTCCGCCCGCCCCGCCGGAAGAGGAAGACGAATGAGCGATCGTATCCTGGCGGCCATCCGCTCGGTGCCCTGGGCGATCATGCCCGGCTATCTCGAAGCGATCGAGGCGCTCGCCATGCGCGCGCTGGAGCATCCGGCCGTGCAGGCGGTCGCCGACGACGGCCATGCCGAGCGTCACTTCGCGGCGATCGCGCAGATGGGCGAGCGGATCTCCGGCACCCGGTCGGCCGCCATCCGCAACGGGGTGGGCGCGCTGCCCATCATGGGCCCGATCCTGCCGCGTGCCGCCATGATGAACCCATCGGGCGCCGGCGCCGTCGCGCTCGACCACCTGGCGGCCGACTGGCGCGTTCTCCAGGCCGAGAAGTCTGTCCGCAAGATCATGCTGGTGGTCGACAGCCCGGGCGGGGTCACCACCGACGTCGCCGCGTTCGCGCGCCTGGTCGCGCAGTCGAGCAAGCCCGTCGTTGCGCACGTCACCGGCATGGGCTGCTCGGCCGCTTACTGGGTCATCTCCGGCGCGTCCGAGATCTCGATCGACCCGACCGCCATGGTGGGCTCGATCGGCGTCATGATGGGCGGCAGCGTCCAGGAGGGGCCCGACCAGGCCGGCCGGCGCGAGGTCGCGGTCGTCAGCAAGAACGCGCCCAACAAGCGCCCCGATCTCACGACCGAAGAGGGCCGCGCTGCCGTCCGGGAGACGGTCGACGCGATCGAGGACGTCTTCATCGCCGCGGTCGCACGCGGCCGCGGCGTCACCGAGGCCGCGGTCCGATCCGACTTCGGCCAGGGCGGAGTCCGCGCCGGCGTCGGCGCCGTCGAGCATCGCATGGCCGACCGCGTCGAGGCTGACGGCCTGGATGCCGCCATCCGCCGCCTGTCGGCGCGCAACCCCTCCACCCGGCGGACGGCCGCGGAGAACAACCTGAAGCTCGCCCAGGCACGCGCGAGCCTCTGATCCACCTTCCTGAAAGGACGACCCATGCGCCTCACTGCGCTGAAGCAGAGCCTGGCCGCCGTTATCGCCGCGGCCGAGCTGATCACCACCACGGCCGCCAATGACGGCGACCGCGACCTGACGGCCGACGAGCAGGCGACGTTCGACGCCAAGATGACGGAAGCGGCCGGCATCCAGGCCAAGATCAAGACCGAGGAGCAGATCCTCGCGCTGAAGGCGTCGGCCGCCATGCCCGTCGACCTCGGCACGGGCGGCACCGGCGCCGGTGGCCAGGGCACGCTGCCCGCGGCCGTCGCCGAGAAGCCGAAGCCCGGGATCATGATGGCGCGCCTTGCGCTGTCTCTCGCAGCCGGTGGCATGGAGCAGCGCGCGGCTGCGGCGCACGCCGAGGCCACGTTCGGCACCGAAACCGGCCAGATCGTCGCCAACATGGAGCAGTCCACGAACACCAAGGGCGGCTTTCTGGTGAACACGGCCTATTCGGCCGACTTCATCGACACGCTGCGCCCGCGCGTCGTCATCCGTTCGATGGGCGCTCGTACCGTGCCCATGCCCGACGGCAACCTGACGACCCGCCGCAAGACCGCCAACACGACCGCCGGCTACATCGGCGAGCGCGTTCCGGCGCCGACTACCGATCTGGCGGTCGGGCAGATCAACATGAGCGCCAAGACGCTTGCTGCGCTGGTGCCTATCACCAATCGCCTGATCCGCCGGGCGGCGTTCGGTGTCGAGCAGATGGTCCGCGACGATTTGATCGAGAGCGTGGCGCTGAAGGAGGATCAGCAGTTCTACCGCGGCGCCGGCTCCGCTACGGCGCCGACCGGGCTGATCAACCTGGTGCCGGGCGGCCAGAAGATCGCGGCACGCGCCACGATCAACCTGGACAACGTGACCGCCGACCTGCGCGACCTGCGCCTCAAGGTCATCTCCAACAACATTCCCATGACCAGCTGCGGCTGGACCATGAGCCCGCGATCCAAGCTCTTCTTGGAGACGCTGCGCGACGGGAACGGCAACATTGCTTTCCCGACCGTGGCCGATGGCACGCTCTACGGCTACCCGATCGGCGTCACCACGTCGGTGCCGGACAACCTGGGCGCGGGCACGAACGAGTCGGAGATCACCTTCGGCGACTTCAGCCAGTTCCTGATCGGCGACACCATGAGCGTCACGCTCGCCGCGTCCGACACGGCGGCCTATGACGACGGCGGCGTGATCCGGGCGGCCTTCTCGAACGATGAGACGGTGGTCCGCATCATCACCGAGCACGACACGCAGCTGCGCTACGAGACCGCCTTCGCGGTCCTCACCGGCGTGCGCTGGGGCTCGTAACCCACCTCTGACCTGATCCTCGGCGATCGCCGGGGTGGACCTTGCGAGGGGCGTCCGTTCGGGCGCCCTTCGCGCATCGGGAGCCTGTCATGGCCGTGAAGTTCCTCATGTCCCACACCGTGGGCACGCAGTACAACAAGGGCGAGATCGCCGGCTTCAGCCGCGAGGTCGAGGCCGACCTGGTCAAGCGCGAGATCGCCGAGCACTACAAGCCGACCGCCGAGGACGCGGCCAAGGCCGCCGGCGGCGCGCAGTAAGACGCGCGCGCGGCCCGGGCCATGACCTCCGTTCTGACGCCCGACGCCGCCCGCACGCACCTGCGTGTCGGCGGCGAGGTTTCCGACCAGGACCTCGCCGAGCTGATCGCGGCGGCCGAGGCGGCGCTCGCCGACCACCTCGGCCGACCGCTGATCTGCCAGATCCGCGGCTGGCCGTCGGCGGACGAAGTGCCCGCCGGCGTTCGGCATGCAATCAAGCTGATCCTGACGGACCTGTACGAGAACCGCTGCACGCCGCTCGGCGACATGGCCGGGGTCCGAGTGCTGACCGAGCGCCACATGAAGCTGTCGATCGGCTGATGGCGGACAAGAGCCTGGCGTCCCGCCTCAACCAGCAGCTCGCGCTCCAGGAACAAAACCTGGTGGACAATGGCATCGGCGGGCGTCGCGCGCCGACGGGCGAGCAGAAGTGGCGCGACGTCGATCCGAAGCTATGGGCCGAGGTCATCCCGCTGCGCGGCGACGAGGCGCTGAAACTCGGCGTCCAGCGGTCGACCCAGCTCTACCGCGTGACGGTTCGCGCGCGATCGGCACCGATCGTCACCTCGCAGCGCCTGGTCTGGCGCGGTATCGCCCTCAACATCCGGTCCGCACCGCCTTCCACGGACGGACAGATCCAGGTCCTGACCTGCGAAAGCGGAGGGCCCGGCTGATGGCTCGCCGGCGCATCCAGGGCGTCAGCCGGGTCCGCAAGCTGATGCGGCGCATGCCCGATGCGGCCCGCGACGAGCTGGTCCAAGAGCTGAACGTCACCGGCGCCGAGATCGCCCGCCTGGTTCGCGCTAAGGCGCCCAGCCGACGCGGAGACCTTCGCGACGGCCTGTCGCACAAGGTGTTTCCAAAGACGCTCCGGCTCCAGGTCGGGCTGCTCGGCAGCAAGGCCGAGCGCACCGGCCTGTTCTACGGCCGCATCCAGGATCTCGGCCGCAAGGCGCAGATCGTCCGCGTCATTCGCCACCTCGGCCGCGGCAAGGTTGGCCGGTACCTAATGAAGGGCGGGGCCCGCGTGGTCGACCGCAAGCCCTACGACATGCGCGTGCGCGCGATGGCGCCAAAGCGCTTCGTGACGGGCCGCTATCCCGAGCTGCGCCGTCAGCTCGTCCGCAACGTGCGCGGCATCTTCGTCCGCGCGCTTTCTACCATGACAGGGGTCGGCGATGAGTAGGGCCAAGGCCGTTGTGGAAGCCGCGGCGTATGATGCGCTGAGCGCGGCCGTCACCAACGCGACCGTCTACCAGGACGCGCCGCAGGATGTGCCGGGTGACCTGGTCATCATCGGCGAGATCACGAGCGCCAGTCTGGGCGGCAAGGGCGCTGGCGCCGATCGCCGCGGCACGATCACCATCGCCACCATCTGCTCGGCCGAGGAGCGCGCGCCGCTGCTCGCCCGCCAGGAAGAGATCGAGACCGCGCTCGACGGCCTCCAGATCGTCACGGCCGATGGCTGGACGCTGAGCCTGGCCTTCCAGGACGACAGTGCCGGCCTGTCCGAGGACGGCGACATCTATGCCGGGCTCAGCGCCTTCGCCTTCGTCGCGATCGCGCCCTGACCCCGCCTCCGCATTTCCCGCGCCGACCGGCGCCATCATCCAACCCGGGAGACACCCATGGCCAAGAAGCTCGGCTCCGATTACCGCCTGTTTGTTCAGTCCGCGACGCTCGGCACGTTCACGCAGCCCGGCGGGCAGGGCAATCTCCAGATCGCCCGCTCCAAGGCGTTTTCCTCGTCCGCAACCAAGGACACGCAGGGCGTCGACACGCAGACGCCGGGGCTCCGGTCGCTGTCGATCACGCAGGCGATCGTGCCCGACCTGCCGGACCCCAACGGCTACACGCGGATGGAGACGCTCGACAAGACGGACGCGGCCGAGGTCTATCAGATCCGGAAGAAGCCGTTCGCGACCGGCGACGTCGTGTTCGAGTGCTCGATGTACACCGCGCTCGACAACACCGGGCTCGATCAGGGCACGACCGTCAGCGCCGGCGTGACGCTTCAGCCGGCCGCGAACCCGACGGTCGACGCGCTGACCTGATCGGCGATCAGACCAACCCGCCCATCCGCTGACCTGAGGAGGCCCCATGCACAAGATCCTGCTCGCGGGCGCGTCGATCGACGCCGCTCGCCCCACCGACCTAGACGAGGCGCTGATCGCGTCCACCGGTCACGGCGTCTCCGAGGTCGAGGAGCTGCTCGACGGCGGGCCCGCCCTGGTGGCGGCCGCCGTGCGGCCGTTCTTGGCGCCCGATGTGCTGCCCGGGCCCGAGCTGGCCCGCGCGATCGCCGCAGACCGCGACGCGGTCGCGGCGGTGCGCGACCTCTATGCCGACACAACGCCGGCGTCGGCCAATCCCGAGGTGACGGCCTGATGTCCGACACGGTATCGGCGCCCATCACCGCGGAACGCGGGGAGATGGCGCTTGAGCTGGCCGGCGCCCGGATGGGCCTGCGGCCGAGCTACGAGGCGATCGCCGCGGCCGAGGCCAGTTCGGGCCGCGGCCTGATCGACCTGGCGCGCGACGCCTTCGACGGCGGCATGTCCATGGCGACCGCCTCGCTGGTCGCGGTCGAGTTGGTGCGCGCGTGGGGTCGCTCGGTCGAGGACAAGGGCGCGGCCGGCGCGAACGCAACCCGCATTGGCAAGCTGATGCTTGAGGCCGAGGGCGGCTTCAACGGCGCGCTCAAGACGCTCGGCATCTGCCTCACCCTGGCGGCGACCGGCGGGTACGACGCCGAGGGAAATCTGAAGCCGGCGAAGACGACGACGACCGAGGCGGCGAAAGCCCCCGACGCCGGCTGATGGGTGCCGCGGCCGCTGCCTTGGGGTGGCGGCCCGCGGAGTTCTGGCGGGCCACCCCGGTCGAGTTCTGGACCGCCATCAAGGCTTACGAGCGGATGTACGCCGCTCCGGACGAATAGGAGGCGCTGATGGCTGAAGCTACCGAGCGCCTGCTGCTCCAGGTCGACGCCGCGACCGAGCTGTTGCGGCAGCACATGAACGACAACGAGCGGACCGTGTCGAAGTTCGACGCGGCCGCGCAGAAGACGCTGGACCGGTTCGACGGCCGCCTGAAGAAGGTCGGCGCCGGCGGCATGCCGGGCATCGACCGGAGCGTCGACCAGGCCCGATCCTCGCTGTCGCGCCTCGACGTCGGCATCGCAAACGTCCGCGCATCGCTCGGCTCCCTCGCGACCGGCGCGGGCTTCGTGGGCTTGGCGGGCGCCGCGCACACGTTCATCGGTCTGGCCGAAGAGTCGAAGCAGATGCGGGCGCAGCTGACGCTCGCCACCGCGGACTTCGGCACCTTCGCGCAAGGCCAGGCCGACGTCGAGCGCATCGCCAGCAGCACCCGCGTCGGCTTGGCCGCGTCGACCGCGCTTTACGGCACGCTGGTGCGCGCCGCCCAGCCGCTCGGCCGCACCCAGGCCGACGCGGCCGTCGCAACCGAGACCTTCGCCAAGGCGCTGAAGATCGGCGGTGCGAGCGCCGAGGCCGCCTCGTCCGCCACCCTGCAATTCTCGCAGGCGCTGGCGTCGGGCGTGCTGCGCGGCGACGAATTCAACTCGATTGCCGAGGCTTCTCCGCGGATCCTGAAGCTGCTGGCGGACGCGCTGGGCGTGCCGCAGGGTCAGCTCCGTGCACTGGCGGCCGAGGGGAAGCTCACGTCGGACAAGCTGTACGACGCGCTGACCAACACCAAGGTGACGGCCGGTCTCGAGGCGGAGTTCCGCCAGCTGCCGGTCACCACCGAAGAGGCCATGAATCAGGTGCGGGACGCGGCCGTGGTCGCGTTCGGTGCCTTCGACCGTGGTGCCGAGCTGTCGACCATGCTGGTCAATTTCATCGGCGACGGAAAGGCCGGCTTCTCCGACCTGGCGACCGGCGCCGAGCAGTCAGGCGCCCGCATGCGCTCCGATATCGGCGCGCTGTACGACATCTTCGAGCCGCTGTTCACCGGCGCCGACAGCGTGTTCGGCCGGATCGAGAACCGCGCCAATTATGCGCGCGACACGATCGCCGGCATCCTCTCCGCCTATGACAAGGTCCGCAACTTCGGCGTCGGCCTCGACCGCGGCGTCGTGCGGCTGGAGAACCTGAACCCGTTCACCGACGATCAGGCGCTGCCGGGCTATTTCGACACCAGCGGCGACTATCTCAGCCGGAACGCCAGCCGGCGCCAGCTGAGCGACGCTCAACGCCGAGAGCGCGAGATCCGCGAGAGCGCGCCCGCCGGCGCCGCGCGCAATGCCGGCGAGCTGAGGGACTGGATGGCCGGCACCGGCCGGTTCGCGCCCCGGACAAAGACGCCGGCCGCATCCAGCGCCAAGAAGAAGCCGAAAGGCCGAGCCCGGGCCAAGCGCGACCCGGCCCCGTTCGTGCTGCGTGACAATTTCGAGACCTCGATCACCGACCCGGCCGAGCGGCAGCGCGACATCGACGCCTATGCGCGCCGGCAGCTGGACGGCTTCAAGGCCATCTTCGGCGACAAGGATCCGCTCGGGCCCGAGATCGAGCGGTACAATCGTGAGCTGCGCGACAGCATCGACACCGCCTTCACGGTCGATGACGAGCGCGAATCGCCAATGGCCCGGTACCGCGAGCAGCTGGAGCGCGAGGTCGGCGACATGGGCGTCGCGCTGGAAGGCGTGAAGGTGCGCGGGCTCGATGCGCTGAGCGATGGGCTCGAGGACATCATCACCGGCACGAGCAGCGTGGGCGACGCCTTCAAGGGCATGGCGACCAGCATCATCGCCGACCTGGCGCGCATCGCCATCCAGAAGGCGATCCTGGGCGCGATCGGTGGCAGCTTCTTCGGCTTAGCCGACGGTGGGTCACTCGGGTCCGTGCCCGGGTTTGCCGATGGCGGCTCGCCCGGCGGTCAGATCCGTGGGCCTGGGACCGGCCGGTCCGACAGCATTCTGGCGCTGCTGCGCGGCCCCGGCGGCAAGGCCGTTCGGCTGAGCAACCGCGAGTTCATCATAAACGAGCGCGCGGTCGACTATTACGGCGCGGATTTGCTGGCGTCGCTAAACGCGCGCCAGCTGCCACGCTTCGCGACCGGAGGAGCACTGTCCGCGCCGGCCGGCACCCCGCGGTTGGTGGCGCCGCGGCTGCCCAAGTCACTGCCGCCCTTAGGTGGTCGTTCGGTCAGCCTGTCCATGCCCGTCAGCATCAGCGCGCCCGGCGCCGATCCGGCCGGCCTCGCGCGCCTGACCGCCAGCGTCGATCGGATGCGGGCGGAGCTGCCCGCGCAGATCATCTCCACCATCGCCGACGGCAAGCAGCGGGGGATCTTCGGGTGGGAGAACTGACCTTCCCGCAAACGCTGCCGACGCTGGGCACGGTGGGCGTGTCCTTCGAGCCCGAGGAGGTCGCGTTCCTGTCGCCGGAGGCCGGCGGCACGATCGGCGCAGTGACGGCGGGCTTCCCACGATGGGTGCTGCGTGCATCGCTGGGGCAGATGACCTTTGCGCAGGCCGACATCTGGCGTGCCTGGCTGGCCGTCCAGCGCGGACCGCAGCGACCCTTCTTCGCTTACGATATGGACCGGCAGCACCCGCGCTTTCACGGCAAATCCCGCCCTTATCAGCCAGCACCTGCCACCTGGTCGCAGGCCATCCGACCCGACGGCCTGGCCGTGCTGACGCTGGGCGGCCTGCTGGCCGGGCAGGTCGTGTCGATCGGCGACTATGTCGGGCTGATCTGGAGCGGGGGCAAGCTGGCGCTGACGCGCGCGGTGGAGACGCGCGGCGCCGATGGCAGCGGTTCGGTGTCGGTGGCCGTCGAGCCGCCAATCCCGCCCGTGGTCCCGGCCGACGCCGCGGCGACGCTGCGGCGTGCCGGCTGCCTGATGCGCCTGGTGCCGGGAGAGACGAAGCTGGGAGAGGCGGGCATCACCCACTTTTCAGCCGGCACCACCATCGTCGCGGTCCAGGACCTGATCCGGTGAGGGCCTTCAGCGACGCGGCGATGGCCGCGATCGAGGCGGGAACGGCTCGTGTCGTCGGCGCCGTCGAGATCTTGTGTGACCCGCCGCTGCGTGTCTGGGGCGGGCCTTGGGAGCAGGAGATCGACGGGCACGACTATATCGGCGTCGGTGACCGCGGCATCGCCTCCACGGGCGGTGCGGCGATCGGGTCGGCCGCGCAGAATGTCACGCTCGAGCTGTCGGGCGTCGATCCCACCCACCTGGAGCTACTGGACGCGGATGAGGTCCGGGCAGCACCGGCGGTGCTGCGCCGGCTGATCTTCGACGGCTCGGGCACGCAGCTGCTGGACGTCCACGTCTATCGCCGTGGTCGCGTCGACGTCGTGTCGACCGAGGAAACGATCGGCGGCGCGGCGATCATACGCGCGGAGCTGGAGGGTGCCGCGCGTGGGCTCGGCCGGCGGGGTGGTCGCCTCCGCGCGGACGCCGACCAGCGGCTGGTCGCGCCGGACGACGGCGCCTTCAAGCACGTGAGCTACGCGGCTGAGAAGCAGCTTTACTGGGGCGGCAAGCCACCGACGTCGGCTGGCCAGGCGCTCGGCTGATGCGCGATCTGGTCGCGTTCTACGCGCTCCTGGAGGAGCGCGGCCGACGCCCGTTCGCGTGGGGGCGCGAAGCGACGGACTGCGTGGCGCTCGTGCTGGCGGCGATCGCCGCGCAGACCGGCCGCGATGCGCTCCCCGGCGTGATTTGGGCCAGCGAGGCGGAAGCCGAGCGCGTGATCGCCGATCTGGGCGGACTGGAGGCAGCCATGGACGAGCGTCTCCGCACGATCGCGCCGGCGCATGCGCAGCGCGGCGATGTCGCCGGCGTACCGGACGCTCGCTTCGGCGTGTCGCTGATGCTGGTGGAGGGTGCGGCGCTGGTCGGGCCCGGCGCGCGCGGGCTGCTGCGGTTGCCGCGCGTGGCCATGATCCGGGCCTGGTCCGTCGATGTCTAAGACCGTGCGCGCCGTCGCGGGCGCCGCGCTGATCGTCGTCGGTGCCGTCACCGGCAACGTCCACCTCATCATCGCCGGCGCGTCGCTGACGGCTGGCGCGCTGACAGGGCCGAAGCTGGGAAAGCGCGAGGCGACGGCCGCGGCGTTCCAGCTGGGCGAGACGCCGCGCGTCGCCCTACTGGGCGAGGTCATGACTTACGGGTCACTGGCCAACGGCTTCAATCACGGCGGGGACTATGGGACAGATTGGGAGGTCCTGGACATCCTGCTGGCCGACCATCGCTGCGATGCGCTGGTTGGCTTCTACGTCAATGACCGGTACATCGCCTTCACCGGCAACGGCCAGGTGGCGGGCTACGGCGGCAAGCTGACGGTCAGCTGGTACCCGGGTACGGCGGACCAGCCGGTGGATCCGCTGCTGGCGGCGCACGGTGGGGCGGCGACGACGGATCGTGCGACGGGCGTGTGCCACGTCGTAGTCGCCTACCAGGCCGACAAGCCGAACGCCAAAAACCCGGTCTGGCCGGGCGGTCGACCTCGCTTTGGCTGGGTGGTGCGGGGCAAGCGCTGCTACGACCCGCGCAAGGATAGCACGGTCACCGGTGGAGCAGGGCCGCACCGCTGGTCCGAACCGTCGACGTGGGAATGGACGGACAATCTGGCGGTCTGTCGGTACAATTGGGTACGTGGCATCTATGCCTGCGACCGCGTCAGCGAGCCGGGTCAGCTGCTGGTGGGACGCGGGCTGTCCGCGGCCGAGGCGCCGCCCGAGCGGGTGGCCGCGGCGGCGAACGTCTGCGACGAGCTCGTACCGCTCGCCTCTGGCGGGGCGGAGCGCCGGTACCGCACGGCCGCGTCGATCGGCGCGGCTGAGAGCTTCGCCGAGGTGGAGGAGAAGTGGCGCGCGGCGTCCGCCGGCATGATCGCGCAGCCAGAGGGCTCGATCGAGGTGGTGCCGGGTCAGGCGCAGGCGCCGGTCGCCTGGATCACGGACGACGACCTGCTGATTGGTCGGCCGGTCACCTTCTCCGAGCATCGCTCGGAAGCGGACCAGGAGTGGTGCAACACCGTGGTGGCCCGCTATCCTGAGCCTAGTCAGAAATGGGCACAGCATTCTGCGCCCGTCCGGCGCGACCTGGTCGACCTGATCGCCGATGCCGGACCGCGTGAGCGCACGCTGGACTTGGATTATTGCCGCAGCGGTACGCAGGCTCAGCGATGCGCGGAGATCGCGCGGCGCATGGGGCGGCTGCTGATTACGGCCGGCTTGTCGCTCGGCCCGAGGTTCGCGGAGCTGGAGGAGGGCGACTGGATCGTCTGGACATCGGCACGCCGGACCAAAGGTCTACCGGTCACCTTCCGGATCGAGGCCTACCAGGATGACGCGGGCTGGCAGAAGGCGCTCACCCTTCGACAGATCGCCGCCAGCGTCTTCGACTGGACCATCAGTGACGAGCAGACCGACGGATCGGTCGCCGTGCAGCAGCCGACGCCACCGCCGAGCATCTACGATCCGGTGATGCCGGAGACGGCCGGCCAGGCCGGCGCCGTTTCCGACGGCACCACCACCTACACGCCCGGCAAGATCAAGGCGATCGAAGACCGCCTTGTGCGGCTGGAAGAGCAGCAGCCCTAGTCGAAAGCCACAGCCATGGACCAATTTCGCCGGCAGGACCTCAGGGTCTTTCGCCGCGATCCCTTGCACCTGGTGATCGCCGTGATCGGCCTGGACCTGACCGGGTCGGGGCCCTCGCTGGCGGTTCGCCTGTACCCGGACGCGCCAGGACTACCCGAGCTGCTGCTCGGGCCGACCGCCTCGGCGGGATCGCAGGGCATCCGTATCGTGGAGGTGACCCGCGACCCAGCCGACGTGCCGACCACGCTGCTGGAGATCCTGGCGACCAAGGGGGCGATCAATCGGCTGCCCCGTACCGGCGAGATCGGGACGCCCTCGACCTTCGCCTACGACCTCCAGTGGACACCGCCCGCAGCCGGACCGGGCCTGACGCGGGTGGAGGAGACGGTCCTTTTCGGCAGCTTCATCGTGATGGGGAGTGTGAATGACTGATCGGATCGATATCGTGATGGCGGGTCCTGCCGAAAGGCTGGCGATCGGCGCCGGCCAGCGCGCGGAAGCGGCAGCGGCACAGGCGTCCACCGACGCCGCCACGGCCCTGTCCGCGGCCAATGCCGCCGTGGCCGCGCACAATGCCTTTCCGACCAAGGCAGCCGGCGAGGCGGCGACGGGCAACGGCGGGCTTTTCAGCTATCGTGACAGCGCAAGCGGACACGTGGTCCTCGCCCAGCGGGGCGCTTCGGGCTCGGCCGCGCTGCCGGTGTATTTCGGCGCCGACAAGATCGCGGTGGACGGGTGGAGCTCGGTCGCCGCGGCGGTGGCGCGGATGGCCAAGCTGGACGTGAATGGCCACCTGGCGATCGGAACGGACACGGTCACGAACGGGCTGGCGGAGATCAAGACCACCGCCGTCGGCCAGCCGGCGACGCGCGGCCTGGTCATCAGCCACTATGCCGACGGGGTCGGCAGCTACGGCTTGGATATCCGAGCTTATGCCGGTGCTTCCACACCCTTGGTGCTGCACGGCTACTCCGGCTTCCTGGAGGATGGGCCGACCTGCGGCGTCGTCATGCAGATCGACCACACCAAAAGTGGCGCTCATCTCATCCTGAAGAATGATGAGAATCCGGTCACCTCTCCGGGTACGAAGGGCAGCGCCTCCTACCTGACCATGACCGGCTATGGCGGGGCAGATGGGACTACCCGGAACACGGTCTTCTTAGAGTGGACGCACCAGAACACGGTTTTGCTGCCCGACGTCTACCATCCGCTGACGTTCTTGGGCGCCGGAGTGGCCATTAATGGGACCACCGCTACCCGCGGTCCGACGCTCGACATCTCTGCAGCCAAGCTCAGCCAGCCTGCCTTGAACATCAGCGGCAAGGACGTCGGACTTCAGGTCGTGACCGATACGAACGGCGGCAACACGATCAATATCGTCAAGTCTGGAAGCCTCGACGGCAATGTAATTCGCATCGTCAACGGCGGCATCGGGCACATGCTGCTGCTGGCCAATGGGGTCGGCGCCCAGCGCGCGGCCATCGCTTCGGACGGGTCCTATCACGTCGGCGCTGACAAGGTGGTCGGGGCGCGCGGCGCCGCAGTCCCCAATCCGACGGGCGGGACCACCGTGGATGCCGAATGCCGCGCCTCCCTGATTACTCTTCTCGACCGCTTCCGTCCGACCAACGGATGGGGAGCAATAGCAGCATAGTTCGGAGACCATAGATGAAGATCAATTTCGACAGTCCGATCCGAGATGCGGCTGGGCGGCAAATTACGGACGGCGATATCGCCGCCACCCTGGCGATGATCGCCGCCGGGTCGCTCTTCGCGGCCTTGCCGACTGATCACTCGATCGAGCCCGCGCGTAAGGCGGAGATGGGCGCGCTCGGCATCAAACTCTTCGAGGGCGGCGAGCACGACCTAAAGGCCGAGCAGATCGCGATGCTCAAGGATCGCATCGGCCGCGCCTATGCGCCGCTGGTGGTGGCGCGCGCCTTTCAGCTCCTTGACCCTTCCTGAGCCAAACATGCGATCGGCCGTGAACGGCTGGCCGTTCCTCCCGCTCGCCTGAGGACACTATCATGGCCGAGAACACTCAGCCCGCCGCGATCGCGATCGCGTCGGCCCCCACGCGCACGGCCTGGAAAGACTGGCTGCCGGTCTTGTCTACCCTGCTCGTGATCGGTGGCCTTCTGATCACCGGCGGGCGGATGCTGGGCCAGGTGGCCGAGAACACGCGGCGCATCGACGGCTTGGAGCGGCGTGCCGACCAGCGCGACGTGCAGCTAGGCGACATGCAGGTCCGGATCGCCCGAATGGATGCGAAACTCGACGTCTTGGTCGAGCGCGCGCGGGATCCGCGCCCGTGATCGGCCTAGTCCTGATCGCTGCCGGCGGCCTGATGGCCTGTGCTCCAGCTGCCGCGCGGCTCTTGGAGCAGCATCTGATCCACTAACCGCCGGCTGCCGCCTGACCTGGAGTATATCCATGATCCGAGAGAACCTGCGCCAGGCATGGCGCTGGTGGTCCGTGCGCGTGTCCGCGCTCGGCGCCGCCCTGCTGCTGCTGGCGATCGCAGAGCCGGACGTCGTGACGGCCGCCTGGGCCGCGCTGCCGGCCAGCGTGCTGGAGCGCCTGCCGCGCAATGTCGCGCTGATCGTGCCGCTGGCGATCCAGATCGCAGCCATGGTGGCGCGCGTCCTTCCTCAGAAGGCGCCCTCCGGTGACGCGTAGCTCGGGGTATCGCCCACCCGCCAAGCGCAAGACGCTGGCCGGCGTCATTGGCGCGGCCGCGGCCGCGATCGCGCTGACCATGACGCCCATGGAAGAGAGCGGCCGCACCGTTGCCGTCTCCGTAGCGCCGTCCGGCGAGGCGACCGTCCGCCACGTCGCCGGCCGCCAGTACCTGGCGGCGTACCTCGACCTGGTCGGGGTCGCGACGGCCTGCGACGGCATCACCAAGGGCGTGAAGCTCGGCCAGCGCTACACCGAGGCGCAATGCGCCCGGCTGCTGGAGGACGAGCTGGTCGTCCATGCCGAGGGGCTGATGGCGTGCGCGCCGCAGCTGAAGGCGCCAGCGCTGGCCAACGTCCGCGCAGCCGGAACGGTCTGGACCTACAATGTCGGCGTCGGCGCCGCGTGCGGATCCACGGCGGTTCGGCGCTGGCGCGCGGGCGACGTCGCCGACGGCTGTCGGGCCATGGCGATGTGGGACAAGGCCGGCCGGCCGCCCCGCGTCGTGCGCGGCCTGGCGCTCCGGCGTGCGCGCGAGGTGAAGCTCTGCCTGACGGGGCTGGCGGCATGACCGCGCAGCTGCTGATCGTCGGCTACCTCCTGGTGGCCGGCCTGGTGCTGGGCGCGCTGCTCCACGAGGATCTGACCGATCGCGCCGGTAGCCGGCGCGTGCCCTGGTCCGTGATGCTGGTGCTGCCGACGCTCTGGCTGCCGATCGCGATATGGCTAGGCCTCTACATGGCCTATCTGATCTTTCGCGCCTGGCTCGCCGACCGATGACCTGGCTGGTGATCGCGCGCCGCTTCTGGTGGGCGCTGCCCATGCTGGTCCTGGCGGCCGGCCTGGTCGCCACGCGCGCCCGGTTGGCGGACGTGCGCGCCACGTTGGCGGCCGAGCGCCAGGCCATGTCGGACGAGGTCGGCCGCGCCGATCGGCGCCGGCTCGAGCTGGAGCGCGACTATGCGCGCCGCGTCGCCGGCGCGGCCGACACCTATGCCGACCGGCTCGCCGCGCGCGAGCCCATCATCGTCCAGTCCACCCGTGAGGTCCGAGAATATGAGGCTACTAATGCCGGCGCTGCTCTGTGCCGCGATGCTGACCGCGTGCGGTCGATCGATCTCCTCGATGCCGACCTCGCCCGCGCTGCCCTCACCACCGACGGCGGCGCGAGCCCCGTGCCGCCCGACGCCGCAGAGCCGCCAGCCGGACGGTAGCGCGACCGCAGCCGACGACGACGCGACGATTCGGCAGGGCCGGCTCGATCTCGCCGACTGCGATGCGCGGCGGCAGCTGCTGCTCGACGCATGGCCGCGATCCTCCGGTCCGCGCTGACTTCCTACCCGAAAGCACGAAGGATAGCCGATGCTCCGCATCCAGAATGATCTGCGCGCCTTTCAGGTCGGCCGCGGCGAGCCGTTCCTCATGGAGGTGCAGCTGCTCGACCAGAACAGCCAGGCGCTCGACATCCCCGACGACGCCTTGTCGCTGACGCTGTACGATTCCGGCAGCACCGCGATCGTCCACCAGGAGAATGGCGAGCGGCGCCAGGACGGTACCGGCGAGTATTTCCGCTGGGCCTACCCGGGCACCTTCACTCAGGAGCACTTCGGCAAGTCGCTGAAGCTGGAGCTGTCGCGCCGCTACAAGGATGGCCGCATCATCCTGATCAACGCGGCCGACCTGGCGATCGGCAGCTCGGCCGCCTCGGTGCCGTCGCTCGCCTCGGCGCCGATCGGCGACATCATCACGCGGATCTCGATCAAGGCCAACGCGCAGCTGGGCGGGTCGGCCACCGTCTCGATCTCGCTTCGTTCGTGGGAGGGCGCGTTGGCGCCCACGTTCACGACCGAGCCCGCGATCGACCATGACGGCACTCCGATAGCGGGAGAAACTGCCTCGCTTACCTGGTCGACCATCAGCGGCGGCGCTTCCACGCTGCGCCAGGTTCTGCTGAACGGCACCGCGCTCACCGGCGCGATCGGCCCGACCATCACGCTTCAGGCGGGCACCTACAGGCTGCGCGAGGTGGCCGAGGGCACAGGCGGCACGTCCGAGGCGTTCTCGGCCGAGGTCGTGGTGGCACCCAAGCCAACCGTCACCCTGTCGCCCGACCTGTCCTATCCGGAGGGGAACAGCGGACCCAGGCTGTTCACCTTCACGGTGTCCCGCTCGGCCAGCGCAGGCGTGGTCGACGTCGCCTGGACGTTCGCCGCCGGCGGTACCAGCGCCGCGGACTTCACGGGCGGTACGCTGCCGGCTGGCGGCACGGTCGCCATGGCCGACGGCCAGTCGAGCGGCACCTTCACGATCAGCGTCGCCGGCGACACGCTGGTCGAGCTGGACGAGGCTTTCACGGTCTCCATCACCGCGCCCGCCGGCTATGCCGCCGGTGCGCGCATGGCGGCGATCGGCACGATTACGAACGACGACGCACCGCCGATGGGCACGACCGCCACCAGCTTCCCGATCCCGCCCGACATCCAGTGGCACGCGGGCCAATCCGCCAACACCAAGCGCGCGCATACCCAGGTCACCGGCTACATCGTGGACAATCTGCTGACCGTCACGGCGGTCAACGGGGGCGCGCTGCTCGAGGGCCTTATGCTGGTCGCCGGGGTGGCCGCAGGCACCAAGATCGTAAAGGCTGCCGATAACGCGACCTCGGGAGGCGTGGGCAAGTACTACGTCATGCCGTCCCAGAACGTGGGTTCTGCCGGTGCGCCAGCCACCTTCTCGGTCGACACCCTTCAGATCGCGACATTCGCTGACCTGAAGGGGCGCTGCAACCTCAACTCCGCCGACGGCGAGGGTCCGCGCCTGATGGTGGACGGCCTAGGCCGCCCGTTCCTCCGCTTCATCGCGCCGAAGGACAACAAGGGTTCGTGGCTCCAGAACACGGTGCTCGCCGGGCTGGACAGCCACAACACCACGGTTGTCGCGGTAGTGCGGTGGCACGGGGCTGGCGGCCAGTACGCGCCCGTCGTGTGCCTAGGCTCGGAGACGGCCGGCACTGGCACTGGCAACGGTGCGGTGCTGCGCGTGACCCAAGACAATATGCCGAGCTGCCACGCGTCCATCGATCCGCGGTGGAACTTCCAGCAGCCCATGCCCAACCTCAACCGACTGCTCGTCGGCACTCAGCTGTCCGTGGTGGGCTGTGGCATCACGACGGACGAGGGCTTGGGCGGCAGCGGCGGCTCCTCCAACACGCGCATTGCCGTCAATGAGACCTCAGGTGCCGTGTTCAATGAATATTCGGGCCGGGCCTCCTCCGCCACGGGCTTGGAGATCGGCAAGATGTCCAACACTCCGGCGGGCCAAAGCTACCCAGGCCACGGCTTCTTCGACCTCTACGAGCTGTCGCTCTGGACGCAGGGCCAGATGGGCAACAAGGCTCAGTTGGCCGCGCGTTTCGACGCCGCCGTTGCCGCTGCGGTGGCAAACTTCGCCGTGCCTGCCATCACCGACAGCCTCATCATCGCCGGCGACAGCCGCACCGCAAACGGGACCAGCTTTGGATCGCTGCCGGCGACGCAGGCGTGGTCTGGAAATGACGGGTCTGGCATCAACATCGCCACGCTTCTCACCGAACCTGGTGCGCCTTACGCGTTGCCTGCTACTGTTCGCGTCATCAACAACGCGGCAGCCGGCACCGGGGTGGGCGCCCAAGCGGCGGGCGTCGACGTGGACGCTACCGTCCGCGGCCAGTACGACCCGCAAAACTACTACCATCCGTCGCGGATGCTGGGCGGCGGGCACGACTATATCCACTATCTGAACGACGTGAACGACATCGTCGGCACCAACTGGCCCCGCGACAATTGGGCAAGCGACACGGCAGGCTTGGCCGACGAGCTTTACGGAACGGACCGGACCAACAGCTTCAACGGCTCCATCACGGACGGCTCCAACCGCCTGACGTACACCAACTTGATGGGTGTCGCGTTCATCACGGGCGTACAGGTCAGCGGCCCATCGACGCGGGCCGGACTCTCGACAGGCGCCGGGGCATCGCCAGTTGGGCTCAATGTATTTCAGTCGCCGGCATCCTCTGGCGCGATGACGGGTCGGCTGCGGTCCATGAAGAGCTTCGTGGAGCTGCTGCTGCAGCGCGGGTTCAAGGTGACGGTGGCCCAGGGCACCAACATCCAAGTGAATGCCGGTCCCGGTATCCAGCGGCTGCGAACCCGCGTTGCCGCGATGAAGACGGACGTCACGGCCAGCTTGGGCGCGTCCTTGGCGGCGAACCTGACGGTCTATGCCCCGCAGAACATCAGCCAAGGCGGCAAGACGGTCTTTGGCGCTCAGACGGCGCTCAGCGATCCGGCGAACCCGTACTATGCCAGTGACGCCCACCTTACCGCTGCCGGCAAGCGCCTGCTGCTGACGGGGGGCGACACGCCGGCGAATGGTCTACGCGCCAACCTGCCGCTTTGAAACGGAAGCCGACAGCGCTTTGCGTGACGGGGCCTCGACGGGGCTCCGCCGGCATGGCATCACCGCGGCGCTGACCCGAGCCTAGCCGCAGAGGTTGGCCCCCGCGCGGGGACAGTGGGCTGACCGGTTCGCCGGGTGGCCTGCGGAATAGAAGACCTTCGGGGAATACGCGGGGCGCAGCGGCCCACTGCTGCGCGGCTAGCCGCCCGGTCCGCCGGGCGAGCGCGAAGCTGAAGCGCCGGCGTGTTCCCCGAGGCCAAGCCCACCATCGAGATCCCGGCGCCGATCGGCGCGGGCTCCGTCGGCCGCTCGGCCGGCGGCCACCTGGGCGTGCCTAGCCGGCGTCCGATCCCAGGACCCACCCACCACCATGATGACCAATGCCATTACGGCCCAGCCTCCGGCCGCCTATCTCGGGGGCAAGCGCAATCTGTCGCGGCCGATCTGCGCCATGATCGATGCGACGCCGCACCGCGGCTATGCCGAGCCTTGCGTCGGTATGGGCGGCGTGTTCTTCCGTCGCCGACGTCGGCCGCCGGTCGAGGTGATCAACGACCTGAGCGGCGACGTCGCCAATTTCTTCCGGGTCGCGCGGCGGCATTATGAGCCGCTGATGGACGAGGTGGCCGGCCTGCTGGCCGGTCGCGCCGAGTTCGAGCGGCAGAAGCGGATCGACCCGACCACGCTGACCGACATCGAGCGCGCGGCGCGCTTCCTGTACCTCCAGCGGCTCGCGTTCGGCGGCCGTGTGACCGGCCGGACCTTCGGCGTCCGTCGCGACCAGTCATCGCGCTTCAACGTCGCGCAGCTCCGCGCCGATCTCCGCTTGGTGCGCGATCGGCTGGAGCCGGTGACGATCGAGCAGCTGCCTTGGTCCGACTTCGTCCGGCGCTACGACGGGCCCGGAATGCTCTTCTACCTCGATCCGCCCTATGACGAGACCGAGGGGTACGGCACCGACTTCTCTCGGGACGACTATGTGGCGATGGCCGACCAGCTCGCCGGCATCCAGGGCCGCTTCATCCTCTCGATCAACGGCACCCCTTTCGTGAGGGATTGCTTCGCGCGCTTCGAAATCCAGGAAGTCGACACGACCTGGACGCTAGGCGCGCGTCACGGCGGCGCTCAGCGCGTCCGCGAGCTGATCATCCGCAATCGCGGGTGAGGGTATCGGCGGCGCCGGTGCGGGTATCACGCCCGATCGGCGTCGTAGAGGCCGCGGAAAAGCGTGGCTTTCGCGACCATGGCGGAGGACGCCTCCGCCGTGGTCGGGTGCCCGGCTATTCTCAAGGCCGCCGGGCAGGCCACGGCCGCGCCCTAGCGGCCGCGCCTTAATCAGCCGTCACCAGGCACGCCGGCATAGTCGAAGATCGCAGGATCGTCGGGCGACTGCCGGTACGGCACGTCCTGCCAGACGATCTCCTCGTCCTCCTCGCGCGGCTGGCCCGGGTCCCACATCGTCACGCCGTTGGCGCTCGGCACCTCCAGCCAGGCTCCGCCCGACCACCACACCTTCTTCCCGTCCATGGGCCCGCCGCGAAGCGTGATCTCGCGCTGCGGCCCGCCCTCGTCATTCTGCATCGGAGCGATCTATGCTGACCAACGCCGCGGTGAAAGCCGCGCGGCCGCGCTCGGCCGCGTACAAGCTGCCGGACGGGCTGGGCCTCCACCTGGCCGTCCTGCCGTCCGGGTCCAAGAGCTGGCGCCAGCGCTGCCGGATCGCCGGCAAGGAACAGACGCTGACGCTCGGCCTCTGGCCCGAGCATTCGCTTGCCGACGCGCGGGCTTGGCGCGACCAGGTGCGCGCCCGCCTCGACCAGGGCCTCGATCCGCGCGTCGTGCCGGCGACGTCGACGTTCGAGGCGATCGCCCAGCGCTGGCACGCGCTGCGCGCCCCGGACTGGTCGACCGTCCACGCGGCCGACGTGTTGGTGAGCCTCAAGCGCGACGCCTTCCCGGCGATCGGCGCGGCCGCGATCGGCGCCATCTCCGCCACCGACGTGCTGGAGCTGCTCGAGCCCGTCGCCGCGCGCGCGCCGGCGACGGCGCGCCGGCTTCAGCAGCGGCTGAGCTGCATCTTTCGGTTCGCGATCGCGCGCGAGCTGGCCTCGGCCGACCCGGCGGCGATCGTCGCCGACGAGCTGGCGGCCGCGCGCCCAGTCCGGCGCCAGCCGGCGCTGGTCGACCTGGGCGAGATCCACGAGCTGCTCGCGGCCGTCGACCAGCTGCGCGCCGGCGCGGCCGTGAAGGGCGCGCATCGATTCCTAGCGCTGACCGCGGTCCGCCTGGCGGTGGTACGCGGCGCACGGTGGTGCGAGATCGAGGACCTGGACGGCGACGCCCCGACCTGGCGCGTGCCGGCCGCGCGCATGAAGCTGGCGGCCGCGAAGAAGGCCGACGCGGCGCACGACCACCTGGTGCCGCTGTCGCGCCAGGCGATCGCGGTCCTGCACGCGGCCCGTGCGGATATGCATTCTGGCGATGCAAATATGCATGATGCGCTCATCTTCGCCGGCCGCGGTGCCGGTCGGCCGCTCGGCGAGGCGGCGATCGGCGCGCTGTACGATCGCGCCGGCTTCGCCGGCCGGCACGTCCCCCATGGCTGGCGCGCCAGCTTCAGCACGGTGCTGAACGATCGCCTTCCGGAGGACCGGGCGGCGATCGACCAGGCGCTCGCGCACACGCCCAAGGATCGGGTGGAGGCCGCGTACAACCGCGCTTCCCGCCTCGACGCGCGTCGGCGCCTGTTCCAGGCGTGGGCCGACCTCGTCGCGCCCGCCGGTGCGAGCCTTGCCGTCGCCAACTGATATGGCACGGCCCTTGCGCGCTCCCTCCTAGGGAGCCTCGGGCGCGTGAGCGCCCGACCAACGCCGCAGGTTGCGACGTCGGGGACCAGTATGGTGAGGCTTCTGCCGAAGGTGAGGGATCAGATCAGCGCACGCCGAAGGCGTTCGTCATCTCCTTAATCCCTGGATGCAGGATACAGCGGATATCATCCACTCGCACTGGCCACGAGGCTACCTAGGCCGGCCAGCGCTGCGGCCAGCGCCGGGTCCTGCGGCACAAGCGGCGAAGGAACAGGCATGCTCCCCTTCGGCGCCATCCGCTCCAGGCGGCGGTCCAGCAGCTCCTTGAAGCGGTGCCACACCCCGCTCTCCATTTTCCGGCGCCAGTCGAAGCCATAGGCGTTGCTCGTCTGCGCCCGCTGGGGTCCTGCGCTCCCCTTCTCGGCGACACGGCGTGTCCGGCGCACCCACTTGAGCAGCCCGTGGAAGCTGAGCCGCTTGAGAGCCCTGAGGACGGTGGTCCGATCAACGCCAGCCTTGTCCGCGATCGTCTGGTGAGCGGGGTCTAGGTGACCGGTCTTATAGTCCAGCCAGGGCCCGGTCAGCAGCGTCCGGAGAACTAGCAGATCGGACTTCCGGAGGCGTTCCGGGTCTTCCTTGCGGCGGTCGCGCAGATAGAGCTGATGGGCCGTCTCCAGCAGCGTCTCGATGTAGGCGATCGCCTGTCGGACGCTGCCGTCGCCGAGGCGGCGGCCGATTCGCGCCTCAGCGTCATCGACGTCGAAGCTGTTGCGATGCACCGGGCTGCTGCCTGGCTTCTTTCCTGCCAGCTTCGCGCCGGCCTTCTTCACTAATGCACGTGTGTGACGAGCGAAGGCCCGTGCAGGTATCGAATGGGCGTGCGACAT